GACAAGCCAAGTGGGGTAATTTTCTGTATTCATTCTAATATTATTTTAGTTCTAATATTATCTTAGATATTTTATTTTGTGTGATTTTATTAAAATATTCATCGGCAATCTCTTTTTCCTTAAATCCTAAAAAAAATTCTAAGAAATCGTCACCTGAATAGTATGATATTTTAATAACAAACATTTCTTTTTTCTCATTGTAAAATTCTTCAATGATAGGTTCTACACCTTCTAAGTTGTAGGTTTCAGTTTTGTTATTTTCAGTATTCATCTTTTTACTGGTGTTATTCTTAAATAAATCATCAATATTCAAATTATCTATATCACCTAAGTTAATTTGCTCTTTAATTATGGCACCTGTATTATTTATAATTTGCATCATTTTCTTTTTTAATTAATCTTTAATAAATATTCCGTTAATCATTTTCCCTGTTCTGTTTTTTATCTCGTTGTAAGCGATGTTTAGGCACTCAATAGGGTTTAAATTACTATATTCACACAATAAATATACAACAAAAAGAACTTTTTTTAAATTCTTCTTATATAAGTATTCAGAATCAATATCTTCTAAAAAATTAAATATTAGAACATTTAATCTTTTTATCATTCCAAAAGGGGTTTGTTCTCTTTGCGGTATAATATGTTTCATATTATTAATTGAACTTAAGTAATACATTTCAAAAGGGAGTACAAAATCTTTCTGACTCTTTTCATAGAAAAAATGCACATTTATAAGAGTGATGAGTAAATCACCAATTGCATCTGTTAGAGCTTCTTTATCATCTGTAAAATAAGCCTCTACAAGCTCATTAAACTCTTCTCTTGATTTAAAAAGTTGTTTTAATACATTTCCTTTCTCAAAAATTCCCCTTTCTTTTGCCCACTCTTGGATAAGTGGGACGAGTTCTTGGATTGTTTTCATTTTTATTCTATTTTTTTACAATTATTAATTCCGTCTAAATGTACATATACCAACTCTGAAATATCATCTGCATAAGATTTGAAAGCATCAAGGAGTTGATGGTCCGCTTTATTCACTCTGTAAAATTCATCTACTACATCTCTTGTGTGCTTTTTTACGTTCTTGAAATTGCTCTTGAACTTGTATTTTAGATTGCTTTCATCCACCATACACATTAGCTCGTGAGTAGCATCACAAAAGGCTAAGGCTAATATGAGATAGTGCGACATTTCCTCCCGCTTAAAGATTGGTTTTACTTGATTTTCACGAAAATCAGCTATAGCTATATTCTGTAAATGCTTTGCTTCCTTCTCGGTGATTTGTAAGCCCCTCGCTCTGAGTTCCGTTAAAAATTTTGTACTTTTTTTCATTTTAAAATGGACTGTTATTTTTAGGGTCAATTTTTGGAATATTATTTTCTTGATGAATATTCGTACTTGTATTTCTATATCGTTCAAAAAATTGCATAAACTGTAGCTGACAGCCAGCAATCACACTTCCATCCCCTCCATTACGATACTTAGCAATGATAATTTCTACCTCGTTAGCAGTAGGAGTGCCATCGTCCCATTGGGGAATCTTATAATATTCCGGACGATAAAGGAAAAGTACATTGTCAGCATCCTGCTCTATAGCTCCTGATTCCCGAAGGTCTGAAAGCATAGGTCTTTTATCTCCTCGTGTCTCTACACTCCTTGACAACTGAGAAAGAGCAATGATAGGGATATTCAATTCCTTAGCTAACCCCTTAAGATTACGAGATATTTCGCTAATTTCTTGGTCTCTTGTCCTTCCTTTCAACGGGTTACTTATCAACTGCAAATAATCGATGTAGATAATCTTCACTTTCTTCTCTCTTACCCACTTTTTCGCTTTGATTTTCAAGGAAAGTAAAGAGAGGTAAGGTTCATCATCAATATACAAGGGCAACTTACTGAAAGGTTCTCTGTATTTCCCTGCCTCCTCCAATTCTGAGGGGGTCATCTTCCCATTAGAAAGATGGTCGCTATTTATCTGAGCGAAGTTAGCAAAGAGTCTAGCAGTGAGTTGTTCTGCACTCATTTCCAAAGAAAAAAAACCTACAGGATAACCCATCCGAGCCTGATGTAAAGCCTCATTAAGTACATAGGCTGTCTTCCCCATTGCAGGACGACCAGCTATTACTGTTAGTGCGCTTGGCTGATAACCATTGAATTTCAGGTGTAAATCTCGTATTGCACAAGGTACTCCTGCACGTTCAGAACGAACCTTGAGAACCTCTGTGAGATAATCGCCTATCTCCTTAGGCTGCTTAATTGATAGCCAATCCGAAATCCTATCAAGCTCTCTGTATGAGTCCTCTAAGAGTTCGAAGATGTCTGTGTCTTCCTCATACGCCTGCTCTCGCAACTCTCCAGCTATCTCAATACTCTTTCTCTTTACGTACAATTGAATGAGTATCAATGCGTGTTGCTGTATATTCGCCGACGAACTCACTCTTTCCGTGAGAGAGACTAAGTAAGCTCCTCCTCCTGATTGTTGCAATTTCCCCGCCTGTTGCAAAGCAATACGCACCGTTGCCAAATCAACTGGCTGTGAATCTTTGTAAAGTGAAAGGATAGCCTCATAAATCACTGCATTCTGTGAGTGATAGAATACATTCGTATCCTTGACCAATTCAATAAATTCAGGTACGCCTCGCTTGTCAATCAGCATCCCTCCTAATGCGATTTGCTCAAGCTCTAAATCGCTTGGAATTCTGTTATTTTGCATAATTTCTTCTTCTCTAATAAATTACCTCCATTCCGTTCTCGTCGTAGTAGAACCTCTTAGGGGTCGTTGCAATTGGTGATACTTGTGACGTAGGTGATGTAGGCGCTGTGGTTTCTCTTCTTTTTCCCTCCCACGTTCGTACTGATGCTCTCCAGTCTTTCATCGGCTGACTACCCACCTTCCAACCTTTTGAACTGTAAAAGTCGCAGAACTGTTGCCCTGAAATGCCATTCTTGCGCTCATTGCAATAAGCCTGCACTTCTTCAGGGGTTGGTATGATGAACCGCTTCCGCCCGCCACCGCTTTGTTCTTTTGGAGCTTGAAGGGTCTCTAAGGGAGATTCTGAATTTTCATTTTCCAAATCAGAAATCACGACATCGCTTTTTGTTTCTTTTTTTAAAAAAGAAATATCATTATCATTTACATTATCATTATCATTAAGGGGGCAATTGCTTTTTTTGCTTTTTTCAGAAAGCAATTGCTTTTTTTGCTTTTCGTTGCTTTCCTCTAACTCATTGTTTTTTAATGGTCTTCCTCCTCTTTTTCCTGCCTCACTTCTTTTTTCTGAGATTGATATATACTTTTTCGTATCCCTATCAATCGTTTGTTTTACGAATCCGAATGCTACTTTTGCAAGTGGTTTTAGTTCAATCAAGTTATCGTATATGGCATATTCCGCAATAGCCTGATAAACTTCCAACTGAACCTCACTTGGCAAATCCCGAATAACATTCAACCAATCCGCGTAAAACAAAAATGTTTCTTTTTTCATAAAGGCTTTTTTAAATGAACGTGATAATTACTTCTTATGCTAATTTATCTTGCAAATGGTAGTCTGCTTTGATTAGCAGGAATACCGCTCGTGATTGAGGTCGGAGAACATTCTCCCAATCTTCATCAGCAAATGCATAATGCAGTATCGCCATTGTTACTTTTGTCTGTTCTGATTTTGGGAGGTGACTCATAGCCTCGTACCAACTTCTTTTGAATGTAAATCTTTCTATCATATTTTTATTAATTAATCTTTTTAAAGCCCTCCCCTTGAGCATACCTGCCAAGTACAAGCGAGGGCAAAAATGAATGAGTACTTAGAATAATTCAGGGTTGTCGTGAATGTTTCCTATTACTTTTATTTTATATAGTATATCTTTTAAACCTTCTTTTATTAAGGTGTATATCTTATTATCTAATTCAAGATATTTATCATAATCACCTTCTTTTTTACTATCATAAAGTTTCTTAGACTCTTCTACTAAAGCATAAATGTTGTTTTCGCTGAAAAAATCTAATCCTTCTATATTATAGAATTTCATATCATCAGTTGCAAACATAAACATTAAATCATCTAAAGTCTGTTCTTGGAAAGATAAAGGAATTAGCTTTTCTACATAGACACGTTTATATTCTCCATATTTTCTATATTCTTCATATCTCTCATATTTATCAAGGTATTCAAGTCCTTTATATTGAAATTTTATTTTAAAAGCACCTTTATCAAATACTACTACTCCTTTGTATTCATCTTCAATATAAAATCTTCTAATTATTTCACTATCATAATCTCCTCCAGATATAAAATGTCTTTCTTCACCTTCTTCAGCTAAGTAATTGAAATTGATTATATCACCCTCATAGATTTCATTTCCGTTTTTATCATATACACCCGTGAATTGACATACCGTTTCTAAATTAACAACAGAATAATTGTTGTAAGTATCTGATATTCTTGCTTCAGTTTTATTAGGTATCTGCAACAAATCACTTAAGCACTCCGTCGGGAAGCTCATCTAATCCGCTGTTAAGATTGTCAAGTAAAAGGTCTTTCGTGTTTGAAAGATTGAAGATTTTGTTTTCTAACTCCATACCTATATGGGCAACTTTTGGAAGGAGTTCTAACAATGAAGATTGGGCAGATGTCGCACTGCAAGGCGTGTTTATACAATTACTATTATTCATTGCATTAACATTTTCATCGTACTTTGGCATTTGCGAATGAAAATATTTATTAGTAATAAAATAGGAAAGGCTATCGCCCCCTTTACTCGCCAAAGTACATTTACTATTCTTTTCAGTATAGCAAACCGCAGGGTTATGATAGCCTATAATATTTGCAACATTAGCTGTTGCAGTATTGACATTAAAAAATGCTAATACTGAAATAGAACTAAAACATACTTTGGCGAAGTATGGTGCAAATGTACGACTATTTTTAAAACTAACAAACATTTTCATTCTTTTTTATTGCTTATTTTACTTTAAATCTTGCTTATTTACTTTTTTGCGTTGGTTTTTAGATAGTTAGGATTGATTTTTAGCTTTGCTTAACGAGGGGTGAAAATTGATTAATAATACCTCCCTTGTAAATTATTCACTTGCCTTTCTATTTCATTGAGAGAGATTAAATCATCAGGGGTTGGTAGGTATATGCCCGCTTCCTTACTGGCATAGTCTCTGAAATTATCAATAGCGATTGTCATTTCTTTTGTGTTTAAATCTGCTGTGCTCCTCCACGCTTCCCTTACCTCTCCAGTCTTGTAATTCACATATTCAGTTAGGAATATTTGCGGATTAACTAACTTCTTAAATATCTCTTGCTTCACATATTCGGGGGTCTCTCCATATTCCAATGCAAACCACGAAAAAAGGAGATGAATGTAATTGTTCTGTGAGTAGGTGCGTTTAGGCTTCTTTTCAGTGATTTCAAAGGTCTTTTTCTTTTCGATAAGGTAACCTAATCGCTCCTTTGCCCGCTGTATATCAAACTCGTTACTTGCGTTGAAAATCATATTTTGCTTTGTTACTATCTATCACTATTTTCATCGTAATTTTCAAACTTCCAACCTTGAGACATGAGTAGTTTTATGTTTCGTTTTGATAAATAGTTATCATACTTTCTTGTATTACCATAACTGCAAAATGTTATTTGTTGTAAATAATGCTTTATTTTATCAATTTTTTCAGGAGTGTTAGCCCACTCTTTTCTTCTTTCCTCATCAAGGATTGAATATGTCTCAACATAATGAAAAGCAACTATATTGGAATAATCAAAACATACTTTGTCGAGGAATATTGTGTTTTTGTATTTTTCCTTGTTATATTCAATATATTCTAAACCGACATACACTTGTGAAACATAAGTTCCTTTATTATCAGTATGCAATTGAAAATGTTTGTCGTTTTCAACTATAAATTTCATTAATGTTGTAGTTTTAACACCTAACTCCTTTGCAAGATTACTGACATGAGGTTTTTGGTTAAAAGCAACTTTGTATAACTCAAAGCGCTCTTTTACTTCTCCTAAATATAATTCTTCCATTTTGTCTTTAATTTGAAAACAAGGCAGGACTCGAACCTGCTACTATCCCGATTGATACTTACTTTTTTTATCTTCAGTTACTTTACTAACATAAAATGCGTGTCCTTTTACACTGTCATTTTTTTATTTTAGTATAATAATACACAAAATCACATAGTTTTTTTAATAACTCATTTTTACCTTCTTTTATCACTCCAATCAATTTTTTCTTATAATAATTTTCTCCTTCTAAAGATTTTATTTTTAATACTAATTCATATATATCATCAGAAGAATCCTCTTTTTTTCTTATGAAGAAATCTTCTATAAAATCAAAAGACCTAAACCAATTATAAGCAGTCTCATAATCAGGAAGAGAAATATAATCTTCTTGCTGGTTACTATCATATTCTTCTATATTATTGTATTTTATGTGGCACACTCTATAATAATCAGCAACACCACTTATTTTTGTGTCATTTGTGTTTAAACATACACACATTCCTTTTTCTCTATAAAAGAATATACAAGGCTCTCTAAAGCCTAAAATCTTCATTTTTCGTGCTATATCTAAAGGAACTATTCCTTTTGGGTAATTGATGTTTTCCATAGTTATAATAAAGGTTTTGCGGTTTCTAATAGTTCTTTTTGTTCTTCGAGGAATTTATTTCTAACATCGTTTGTTTTAAAGCTCATTATCCTTGCATTACAATGGTGATTTCTACCTACGATTTCACCAACTTCCACTTCAATACTATATTTAGTAGTATTGTCATTCCAATCAGGTTGCCAACCTTCATTGTAATAATCTCTTAAAAGTATCAGTTTCTTAAGAGCTTCTGCACACGTATCTAGATTTGTATAATAATTTCCTTCAGTTAAGAAAACACTATCATTCATTATGTTTGTACCTTCAGTGGATTCTAACCATTCAACAGCTTCCTCATAAGTTCTTGCAGGTGCTTTTTGCTCAAAGCCTTTAAACTCCACTTCATAAGGTTTTGTTGAAAGTGTTTTAGTAGTGCGATCTGACAAACAACCTTCAAAATTATAACAAACTCTTTCTTTTTTACCTTCAAATAACACTATAGGATATTCTTGTCCTTCACTAATGTATATTTCTTCAATTTTTCCTTCTTCATTAGGAAAATTTACTTGGTCATAGACCTTCATTCCTACTTTAAATACTGTTTTCATAAGCATTATTGATATTCTACAATTAATTCTTTTGAATTTCTATAAACAAACTTACCATCTTCGGTTACTTCACTGACATGATACGTAAGCCCTTGTCTATTGTCAGGTTCTTCATCCTCAAGGTAATCAAATGGACTTTCTTCAAAAATATCCATCGCTTCTTCGTAGCTTTCTGCTTCTACAATAGCCG